GATCAGGCTGAAGCCGTTGGTGGGACTCAGATTGGCCTGGAAAATCAGCGCCTTGATGCGGTGATTGTCCTCACGGTTGGTGCCGTCCATAAGCAAGCGGGTTTCAACCTGCTGCTGGGTGAACGGATTGATCTGGAAGCCGCTGGCACCGGTGTGGTCATAGCTGACCAGCACGTTCTCGGCGGCAGTGACGCTGCCGGTGCTGAGGAACTTGATCAGGCCGTTACGCAGATCGACTTCATAGTCGGTATTCAGCGTGTAGGTGGTGCCCGACGGATCGGTAGTAACCACTACTGTGCCGGTGGTAATGTTGGCCTGTGCCAACGGGATCCAGCGATCAAGCGCAGTGGCGGTGACCGATTCGTCGGAAACGCTGCCGCTGGCGACATTGACCGTTTCGGCCCCGCCAAGCAGTGCCACCTGCAGCGCCTCTTTGACCAGTTCGTCAAAGGTCACCTGCACGGTCGGCGCAGCGGTCACCCGCTGAAAGCTGCCCAGCGCCTGCGCCACGGTCAGCCGGTTGTTTGACAGCCGCTCTGTTGGGGTCGATTCGCCGGGCGTTACCGTCAGCACACTGGCATTCAGCGGCGTGTCAAAATAGCCGGCAAAAGCGCCGCCAACAAAAAAGCCGAAGCGCAGGTCTCCGACGACTGATTGTCCAGACATAGGTTCATCCTCAAATTACAGCCATGCGGCTGGTGGCAAGATGGGTCAGGTGAATTTTTCAACGATGGTCACGGTGATCACCAAGCGCGCTGTGATCACTGCGGAATCCTTGGGCTGGTCGATGTCGCTGCCGGCAAACACAACCGATGCGCCGGCCGCCGCGTAATCGGCATCGTTGCCCCGGCGCAGCGTTGCGCGCTTCAGGTCGTTGATGCGCGGGATCGCCTCGGCAAATTTCTGGTCCAGGCTCGCAGCCTGGAAAAACCAGGTGATGCCAATGTCGCGTTCGCTCATCATTGCCGATGCGGCAGTGTTGTTCTTGCGTTCGGCCAGCGCGCTGACATCGTCGGGCACCACAATGATGGTCTCACCCTCGGCTTTCGGGTCAAACACATCCACGCCATGCACGTTCACCGGACCAGCCAGATCGTGCTGATAGCCATTGGCCAGGCTGATCTGCTGCAGGCGCGTTTTCAGCGCATCGAGAAAATCCAGCTCACGGTTGGCGCTCATGTCAAATATCGTCCACAATGCAACGGCACTGCACCAGCGACGGGTCGCTGCTGGCAATACGCTCACGCACCGTCCAGCGCTTGCTGCTGGTGGTGAACTCTGCGCCGCGTTGCGGGTGGCCTACCTGGGCAATGGTTGCGGTCACGGTGTTGGCCTGATCGACCACGCGCGCATCGCCGGCTGGGTCTGTCTCGGTGAAATCGTCCACCGCAAACCAGACGCCATCGATGGCATCGGCCACAGCGCTAGGCCGGTAACTGCCTTCGTTGGTATTCAGCCCGCCAAATGCTCGCAGCATCTGCAGGTCGATGTCGGCCAGGTCAATGCCCACTGTCAGCGGCCCTTGCCGCTGCCTTTTTTGCGTCGTACTTTGGTCGGCGGCCGCGCCGGTGAATGCGCTGCCTTGACCTGCCGATCCTCGCCTTCAGGCATGGGCCGGATGTAGTTCATAAGGCACAGCGGCTGGGCAGCAGACGCATCAAGCAATATGGTGTCGCCAACAGCTCGCTTGCCGTGGCGGCCTTCATAATCGGCGATGAACTTATACTGCTGCATGGGTTGCTCCATTGGTTTGCCGGCAGGCAGCGCCTGCCGGACGGGTTGATGCTTACGCTACCGCAGTGTTGCCCGGTGTCAGCTTCACGGTGCAGGTGGTCTGGGTGTTGAGTCCAGCCACCCAGGCAACGGCTGCGCCAGTGATGTCACCCGTTGCCGGCGTTGCAGATGAGTCGTCAAAAGCGCCGGCGCTGGTGTCCCAGATAAGCTTTTCGCCCTGGGCAAACACTGCTGCGGAAACCTTCGGCACGCCATCAAACACGCCTTCAACTGCCACGCTGCCGACATCGCCGTCAGCGATGTCGCCGAGCGCAATGCCGATGGTGTTCGTCATCGCAACCACGCTGCCGCTGGTCACGGCGCTGCCCGTACCGTTGGTCCAGGGGATCACCTGGCCGGTCTGTACCAAGTTCTTTGCCATTTTCCTGCTCTCCAATCATGTATGATTCATGCCGGGCATGGCCCGGCTTCGGTTTGTCAGCTTCTGCTCAGTGCCCGATTAGCTGCCCGCGCCGGCGTTGCGGAACGCACCGCGATAGCCAACACCTGCCACACCATATTCCAGGCGGGTTTTCCAGCGCAGCCCGTCGGTCTCGAACGGTGTGTCCTGCTCCAGCAGCGGTGTCTGCTGGCCATCCAGAAATGCCACCTCCAGCACCGGCTCGTCAGCAGGGTTGGCAAACATGTACCAGGCAGCGCCGGTCAGGCGAGCAGTGTCGATCACATCGTCAAAGATGCCATTGACCGGGTTGGGTACCTGCGCGCTGGTGTTGGCGGGGTCGTTTGCCGAGGCATTCAGCACACGGGTCTGAGCACCCAGCGAGAGCGGGCCAAGCCAGATGGTCGGCACAGTGTCGAGGAATTCCAGCCCGGACGGATCGGTCTGCGAGGCCATCAGCTGGCGGCCAGCGTCAACGCTGGCTGCAGTGGGCGCAGCGCCACTTGTGGCCACAGCATTGTTGTGGTCGGCGTGGAACAGCGGCAGGCCATCGCCAAGCGTCGGGCCAAGCCCTGAATTGCTGGTGAGCAGGTCAAACACATCCTTTTCCACCGTACGTGCAGCGCCACGGCCGATGGCGGTGGCGATGCTGCCCAGCGCGCCCATGTCATCGTTGATGATCATCTCGCGGGTGATGGACAGCAGCCGGCCCTTGCGGGCAGCGGTAATGCTCTGCTTTTCACCGTCCGGGATGGTACCTTCTTCATACTCGCCGTTTTCCTTCACCGCCTTGATGTCGCTGAAAGCGCCCAGCGCATAGCGGTTGTGCGCTCGGAAGTCGGACACGCTGCCCACTGCGCAGAACCGGCGCCACTTGTCCGGCACGGCGGTGAAGCCTGCCATCAGCATTTTGTGCAGGGTGTTTTCGAAGATGTTGGGGAAATCGCTGGTGTTGTGTGCAATGGCGCGCTTGGCCAGGCTCATCTTGTCCATGCCGTGGGTGCGCACGCCGGCGGACTCCAGGCACACACGGGCCATTTCCAGCAGGCTATAGCCGCGGAAGTCGGTGGTATCCGGGGCGCGGCCATCATCACCACGGTAACCGCAGCGGAACAGCAGCCAGTTCTGCATGGCTGCACGTCGCAACTCATTGCCATCAGTGCCCTGCTCGATGCGCTTGCCATCGGTCTCGCTTTTGGCCTGGCGCTCGGCGATCTTGTCCAGCACCTGGCTGCGGGCAGTATCGATGTCAGCACCATCCTTGATCAGCGCGGCAGCCAGATCCTCGGTGTGGTGCTTGCGGCACAGCTCGTGGATGCCAGCAATGCGCTGGCGTTCGGCAGCAGTGGCCTCGCTGGCGGCTCGCTGGCGCTCGGCGCTGATGTCCGCAGCAGTTGCTGCCGACGGGTTGTCCTGACGCTCGCCCTTGGTTTCAGGCGTCGGCGCATTCTTGTTGGCTTCTGACATTTTCAAATCCTCGCTTTCAGGGTTTTTGCTCCTGCCTACGCCGACAGAAGCGTCAGCAGGGACGGAGACTAGGGAAATTTCATAGGGGTACCAGTCCACAGCGCGCATCACGTGTTCGCCGTTATCATTGAGTCCCTGGTATTCAAATTCGCGCACGTTGTAGCCGACGCTGGTGCTACTGATGATGCCGTCGCTGATGTCCTGCCACAGTTCGGCCAGCGAATCGCGTTTGCTAAGCCGGCTTTGCGCTATGCCGCGGCCGCGTTCGACGCGCGCTGACTCAACCACCCCGACCCTGGCTTTCAGATCATAACGATTGTGGCTGTCAAGCACCGGCGCGCTGCCGGAATTGATCACGCTGAGGTCTATCTCGCCCTCGTCGTGCCCGAGCACCTCAACAAAACGGACGAAGCCGATTCCGGGGATATCACCGTAACGGTGCACATCAGTCGTCTCGCTGGAAAAAGAGGCTTCAAAATTGCGCCGTTCGTTGGCAACTTCGGCAGCTTCCTCATCCATACGCAGCACGCGAATGCTGCCGCGTCGGCTACCTTTGCCGCCGCAATCAACCTTGAGCCGGGTGCCGTTGTCGATTTTGCTATCAGTCATTGCTTTGTTCCTGTTGTTTGGCAAGTTCCTGGAACACGCCCGAGGCCGTTGTGCGGCGCGGGTCAGCGTCGCTGATGATGTCGGCTTCATCCAGCTTCTCATTCCACGCCTGTATCTCGCTCAGCACGTCATCGGGGTTGTTGCCGAGCTTGCGCAGCAGATCCTGCGGGCTGCACAGCATGCCCCGTAGCTTCAGCACCATGCCGATGGTTTCTTTCACCGGGTCCAACATTTCACGCTGCGGCGGGGTCCAGCTGAACGTGGCCCCGCTGGTGTTCACGCCGCGCAATTCGGCGGCTTCCAGAAACCACCGCCCGACCGGGTGCATGCCTTGCGGAATAATCATGTTGTGGCGCCAGCCATCGATGTTGCGCTGCGCTTCCAGCCATCCCATGCGGCCAGAACTGAAATTCACGTCGGTCAAAATGCCTGTGAGCATCTGGAAACTGATGCCGTACGTCGCGGCAAAGCGGTACAGCAGCTCGCGTGTATAAGGGCCATAGGCATCGCCCGGAGCCGGGTTGTTGAAATCAATCTGCTCACCCGGCCGCAGCCGTTCATAGCTGCCTGGCTCGAACTTGTCCGGCAAGTCGTCAATGCCGTCCGCATCGGCTGTGCCGACAAAATCAGGATGCGTTGAAACCACGCCAACCGTGCAGTTGGCGATTTTTTGCCGGTACAGATAGGCGTCTTCAAACTCATCCAGATCGCGGATGGCCAGCATGGCCGGCGCGCCCCATGGCACGCCACGAACCTGGCCAGGCCGCTGCATGCGATAAACATGAGCAATCTCTGATGCCGGCACTGGTCGCGATTCGCTGATGGAAATCGAATCACCGGGGTGATTCCGGAACATCCAGTAAGCCGTGCGCTGGCCGATGACATTGAACTCCACGCCGTTGATAATGCGCCCGCCATTGGCGGTCGGCTCGGTACGGCTGAGGTCCAGCAGGTCAGGCTCCATCACCTGCAGCTGCATCGGCACCGGCAAGCCTTCTTCACTGCGCCGGAAGCGACGCCTGATCAGCACTTCGCCGGACTCGACCACGGCACGCATGATGCGTTCCTGCAGCCCGTAGAGCGTGGACATGCCGTCGGCATCGCAGGCGGTGGTCTCGGACCATTCCCGCCACAGCGCATTCAGCCTGGCGTCGCTGCTGGCGGAGACCTCGCCCATGATGCCGGTGCCAATGGTGTTGCTGGCCACCGCTTCAATGGCCCTGGCTACCCAAGGATTGTTGCGCGCCAGATCGCGGTGACGATCGCGCAGCTTGATCAGGTCGCGCCTGATCTCGACATTGCTTGATGTGCTGCGTGTCAGCCAGCTGTCGGTGCGGCGGCCCGTAGCAGCGCCTTCGTACTTGCGCAACTTGCCGAGCGACTCAGTCTGTGCGCGGTACAAGGCGCGGCGGTAGCCCGCAACCGGGTTCACCACGTTGACCATGCGGTCAATCAGGTTCATCAGCACAGCCCCTTGCTGTGGCTGGCGAAAACACGGCGCGTGCCAATACGGGTTTTGCCGGTGCCATTGAGTTCGGACTGCATCATCTCCAGCGTGTCGCGCATTTCAGCCAGATCACGGTACTCGATGGTCCGCCCCTGGTACTGAAAGCGACGTGTGCCGCTGGCAATGGCCCGGCGCAGGGCATCAACTTCTGATTGCGTGAATGCCATACGTCCTCACAGATAACTGGATTTGCGGCGCTTTGGCGCTGCCTTGTTTGCCGGAGCCGGCGCAATTTCAATATCTCTCAAATGCCGCACGCCCAAAATATCAGCCAGCGCGTACTGCATGTACTCGCAGTCGAGCGCATGGTTGGCGCGCGTGCGGTGCCATTTCATTCTGCCGCTGGGCAGCACGATGCGGCTTTCGCCGACGACTTCCTTGCAGTAGGTGTCGGAAAACGCGCTGCAGATGTGCCACAGGCGCGGCGCGTCGTTCTGATCGTCGCTGCGGCCGATGGCGTCGTGTACTTTACTCTTGTAGTGGCTGTGGTCTATCGTCCACAGAAACACGCCGGTCTTGATGGTGCGGCCATGTTGATTCTTTTCCTGGTGCTTGCCGCCGTACAGCGCCGACGGGTTGTCGCGGCCAACCATGGCCATGCACCAGGACTTGTGCCGCAGGTGAAACTGCTGGCAGGTCTCGGTGTTGTAGCCGGTGTCGAGCATCAGCTTTTCCGGCGGCCGACCGCACCAGGTGCGCTCGCGCATTTCCGCCAGCTCCTGCCAGCAGCGGTCGTCAATGTCGGCGGTGCTGGTGTCGGCGTAGATGTAGCCCTCTTCAAGCCCCCAGCTCTGGTATTTGTAGCCCCACCCACGCACCACATAGCGAATGTAGGATTCACCGACATCGGCAGCGACAAAAACTTTCTGCACGTCGGGCAGTTGCTGCTGCGGGTCGTAATCGGCATCGCAGTCGCGCACTTCCTGCCAGTCCGGAGCCTCGCCGGCGAAGTTGTACAACTCGCCGAAACTGGTGTTCATGACCGACTGTATGGTGCCGGGTTCGCGCGTCGCGCAGGCTTTCAGCCAGGCGGTGGCGCGCTCGGCAAAACTGACTTTGGGTGCCAGGAGTCCGGATGCCCAGAAACTGGCGGTGTCCGATTGCGGGCAGCCCTCAAACATGTCGCGTTGCGCCTGCTCAATGCTTTGCCCCGGTGCCACGTAGCAGCCGGCGTGCAGCAGCTTCAGCCGCTGGTCGTCGCCGTGCAGGCCGCCGCAATGCGGGCAGGCCAGCGCCGCGCCATCAGCGCGCTGCTTGATCGTCACGCCATCTTCGCGCGCCGGTATCTGCAGCAGCGCAAAGCGCGGCACAAACCATTGTTCGCAGTGCTGGCACGGCACCGCGTAGTGATGCTGCGTGCCCTCGGCAAACTCGCGCCAGGCGCGTGACTGCACGTTGTCTGATTCGCTGTGCCAGAACAGCAGGCCGTTGGCGTCGTCCTCAACCGTGTCCGCCGTGCCCAGCGTAGGGGTGGCGTCCAGGTACAGCGTGCCGTCCGGGTAGTCGGACAGCCGCGCCCTGGCCAGCACCACCGGATCGCCTTCACCGACGATATCGGTCATGCGGTCAGCCTCGTCCAGGATAACCAGCGCGGCCGACATTGATGCCACCTCGGTGGCGGACCCGGTCCAGCCCAGCCGTACCGGCACGCCCTTGACCTGCTTGGCCAGCTTATTGGCATCCTTGCCTTTGTATGTCGCGCGCCACAGATGCTCGACGCTGCGCAGCATGGCGGTCAGCTCCGGTTCGATGACCGAATTGACGTTGTTGCGCGTTGGACCCAAGTACAGAATCGGTCCGGGATCATCGTCGATTTTCTGGCCGATGACATTTAACGCTGCGGCAGTCTTGCCCACTTGTGTGCTGGTGATAAACACCACGGTGCGAAAACGCGGATCCACCGCCGCGCGCTGCGGTGCAATGGTCTGCGGCCTGCTGGCGCTGATCCACCTGCCCGGCTCTGATTTGGTCTGCGGCAGCGTGCGGAGCTGGTCAGCCCATTGGTCAGGCGTCCTCTCCGGCGGCGGCTTCAGCGTTTCGGATATCCTCAGCAGCAAGCCCGATACGTTCTGCATACTGCGCCAGCTCTTGAGCAAATGCTGCCGTTGCTGAGCGGCAGGCTTTGCGCAGGTGGTCTCGGCAGACTGCAGCGCTAGATTCCGCTGCCACGACGTTGCAAAGTCGTCCTGGTAGCGATTTGATATTTGCATGGTTGAGAATCAGCAGTTTTTCCAGTACCCGGCCCATCTCCGCAGTGTTGATCAGTTCCTGTTCAGCCAGCGCGTTTTCGCGCATCAGTTTAATCGCCTGCTCGCGTGACACGGCATCGCGTGAATCAATGCTGGAGCGTTTGCTGCCGCGCTGTGCCAGCCACGGCATGACTTCAGACAGCAGGTATTCAGCGCGCTTGCCCTGGCCCTTGCCGCCGGCGCGCGAGGGCAGGCCTTCGTTGCTCCAGGTTGTTACTGTGCTGTTGGCCACGCCGCAAAGCGTGGCCAGCGTGCTGGCGTTGATCGGCGTGCTGCCGATGTCCTGCGCCAGACTGGTGTTCTGCGGTGCGTGCCAGCCGCCACCAAGCATGGCCTGGCTGCCGTCTGGCAGTTGCGGCTGTGCGCTGCCGTTTGCCGGCTGGCTTGGGGCGGCGGCAGACTGCGGTTTGGTTTCCTGATCAGCCCGTGGCTTTGCGCCGCTCGCCTTTTTGCCAGATGGCTTTTTGCCGGCCTGCTTTTTTCGGGATGGCTTTTTACCAACCGGCTTTTTGCGCCCGGTTTTTTTGCTCGCCCGCACCGATCAGGGCAGGCGATCCAGCGACCAGCTGCCAGCGCCTTCAATGAAGAGCTCAGCCGACCTAACCACGCTGGTGAACAATGTCGGCGATGGCTGCAGCTGCACATCCAGATCCAGGATCATAAACCTTCTCACTTCGACGCCCGCCGGCCTAATACGGGTGGTGATCGCATCAAATGCAGCAAAGTGGTCAAACGGCTGTGATATCCACACGGTGTATACGCCGGGCTCAACCACCTCAAAAAACAGCGCCACCACGATCGACACCACTTCGCCATCACGGATCACCTGCGCTTCCTGCAGCAGCAGACCGTTGCCGGCATCGTCACCGTACCAGCCATCGACCAGCAGTTCGGGATTAACACCAACATCGTTGGCCAGCGCTGTACCGGCCGGCAGCAGCGCCGCCAGGCCAAGGCCAAGCAGCGTCAGCAGCAGCAGTGGGAGTTTCTTCAGTTTCATGGCTGCCTCCGGGCAGTTGCATTAAAATGCCCCGCACCGCGCGTGAGCACGGGGCGGGGAATCAACCACAATCCAACGGAGTGCACCTCTAGTGCGCGGGCGGTGCCTGTGGTCAGCACCTGATTCGGGTAGTGGATATCACGCAGGCGGATAATCTGGCTGCCGTTATCCACGGCAGCGGCGATCTGTTCAGCCGCCTTCATCGGTGTTCTGCTCGGCGCGGATGCTGCGCAACCGGATATCACAGGCTGCGTTGCGTGCCAGCGAAGATTGCGCCAGTTGCGCCAGGTCATCGCAGCTGCCGCGCTCGGGCACAGCCACGGCTGGCAGCGGTTCGGTCAGCTCGGCCGGCAACGGCACGTAGGTGATAACCGGCACCTCAACGGTGCGCGTCTCAATCACTGTCTGCGGTTTGCCGCAGCACGCGCCAAGTAGCGGCAGGCACAGGGCAAGCGCGCATGTCATCGGTAATTGTCTCATCGAGTTGCTGCCTCAGTGTTCTGGCTGTGCTGGCCTGGCGTTCAAGCTCGTTGCGCATGGCCTGCAGGCTTGCTATTTGCGCTTCGCGGCGGGCCCTGGCGGCGGCCGCGCTGCGCAGCAGTTGCTGCTCCAGCAGGTCAATGGTGTCTTGGTTGCTGTGGTTAGCGGCCAGGCAAACGCTGTGATTGTGCTCCAGCGTAGCAATGTCCTGGCGCTTGCTGTCCAGCACTCGGGACTGCATCCAGATGATGCCAGCCATGCTCAGGATGATGCCGGCAGTGCCGGCCAGCAGGTATTTCTGCACTACGCTCAGCGAGCGCAGGGCAGCCAAGCCCGTGGCCAGAAAGGCTGGCATCAGCGTTTCCTCTCGTCGTCAATCTTTTCGCTGTTGCGGCTGACGCGGCCACGAAGTTCGGTGATGTCTCGTTCGACCACGCCAAAGCGGTCAATGGTTTGCGATTGAAAATCGCCAAACCGGGTTACGTGTTCGGTCATCACCGCAGCGCTGGTGGTCTGTGCGGTGCGGATGTAATCCTGTGTAGCGGATATCTTTGTCAGCTCGTGGTTGGTTGACCACAGCATGCGGGTCAAGCCGATAATGCCTGCGAGCACCAGGCCACTGATAATATGGCTGGCGCGCCGTTCCATGTCGCTGATCTGGATTTTTGAGCGACTCTCGCCTTGCTGCACTGCTGTCTCCCGTTGCTGGCTGGACTGGTCTAGGCGCCCGGTCGGCTGCCGGCCTGCCATTTGGTTTCGGCCATATTCGTTATGCCCGTCCATGCTGCGACCAGGCCAAGCTGAAACGGAATCGCCACGGTAAGCACCGATGCCACGTGTTGCGCCACGTCGGCAGCGGTGAAGAACATCAGGCCAAACACCTGGCCATTGCACAGCATCAGCGCCGCCCAGGTCAGGCGCTTGCTGTTGGCAAAGCTGATCGCCATCAGGCATCCGACGCGGCAGCACTGGCAAGCAGGCTGGTCACGCGCTGCGCCCGGTTCGGCGTTTGCTGCGCCCACAGGCTGTTGAGTGCCTCGTCGGCGGCCTCGCTGTAGCGGCGCTGCTCAACCAGCGCCAGCGTGGCGCGGAACTCTGCCAGCCCGGCAATACCGAGCTGATAGGCCATGTTGGCCAATGCTCGTTGTACCGGTTCTGGGTGCTGGTCAAAATCGCTGATCAGCCCGCGCAGGTCAGCGACCAGCTGCTGCACGTTGTGCGCCAGCCAGAAGTCGGCCACAAGCTGCGGCAGCCCGGCGCCCTTGCCTGGCTCGATCAAAAATCCGTAACCGATGGTCAGAAAGCCTTCTGTGTCCTGATAGGGCTCGGCCCTGAAGCCTTCATCTTCACGCAGATCCATGGTCAGGCGCTGCATCATCGCTGCATCCTGATCGACCATAATGGTTCCTGCTGTGTGTTTTGTCTCGCCTGCGCAGCCGCACAGACCGCGCATAAAAAAACCCGCCGTGCGGCGGGGTTGGGGTTTTGGCTGGGTGTATTTCATCCCCCTGTAGAAAATAATAGCTTACATTTGTTGCGGTGTCACCCCAACATCAGGTTTTATCTGGCCTGGCGGGTTTTCGCATTTACGGTTTTGCGCGCACCACCAGACGGCAGGGTGCATACGGCGTTCGCCGTTCTCCCATTTTTGCCAGGTTCGGAGATGGGAGAATACCCGGTCAGCGCACAGCTTCTGAGCGTTGCTAACGCCCATATCACGGCCCTCCTGAATGGCTATGCGCACCGCGCGAAGCTGATCTGGGGTCGGGTTTGCTGCCGGGCTCCCCTTACGGTTGGGGCGGGCTATCACCCGATCCCATGCGCACCACCACGCTGCAGGGTGCATGCGCCGCTCGAAATTCTCCCATTTTTGCCAAGTGCGTAAATGGGAGAAAACCCGCTCAGCGCAGAGCTTCTGGGCATCCGTAACGCCAATGCCACGGCTTTCCTGGACGAGCTCGCGCAGTGCGCGAACTTGATAAGGGCTTGGGTTTGCCGCCGGGTTTTCCCGGCGGCTGCGGTTGGGGTGGTTGCTCACTGCTTGTGAGCTCGTTTGGTGCTGTGGTCAACGCGCCATAGCTCATGGCTGGTGCTGGCCTGACCCTCCAGCGCAGAATTGACTTGTGATGCGTACTGGAGCGGGATAATTTGACCCTGCGTTGATCCGCGACCAGAGATGATCAGGGCAAAGTGAAAGTGGCGCTTGAGCAGTGTCTCATCCTTTTCAACATGCTCAGTAATGAATTGATAAGCTGCTCTGGCGATGTGATTGTGAAATTTTTTCATGGTAGTTCTCCTGTCAGCCCCTGAATCCCCGAGGCGCGGGTCGTGGATTGCTATCCACAGTTCTTATTATATGCCCAATGGGCATGTTGTCAAGCGCTTTTGCAAATTATTTTTAATTTTTTCCACGCCAGCGCCGGCCACGGATTGCAACAATGCAGCGCTTGCCATTAGGGTACAGCACGATGTGCGCATTGGTGTGCGAGCCCAGCCCTTTCTGGTACTCAAGATGCCCGCAGGACTGGCCTGCCGAGTAGACCGATTTCTCGATCGATTCAACATGGCTGTGCCCTTTGCTGATCTTGTAGGTGGTGCGCGCGGCGGCGCGGTCGGACCAGCGCGAGCCGTTGATGCCAACATCACCGTGCTGGCTGTGGTCGACGTCGTGCAGCAAAAACGGCTGGTTGCGATCAAGAAACACTGCCTGGCACTTGAGCCGGGGCTTGACGTAGAGTTCAAACGCATCGGCCATTTCGCCATTTCTGGCGGCTTGGTGCTGGGCACGGCGCAGTTCGCAGATCAGCTCGGCGTTCTGCGGGTCGATGCGATCGTCCGCACGTTGCACCCACTGTTGCAGGTGATCGTGGTGGTTGCTGGGCACAATCACGCTGGTACAACCTTGCGGCGTGGTCTTGTTGATATGCGCGACGGCCTGGTCCAGCTCGGCGCGGTAGTCACAATCACCATGCCAGTATTTACGCGCGGCGATGCGAAAGTCCTTCAGATGGTGGTGGCTGCCGGCGTAGCCGTCGAGCACATCATGGCGCACCAGGTGACGAGGTCGCAGCACGTTGAGCATGCTGTCACGCGCGGTGAAGGTGGCTGACTTGACCGATGGGCTCATAAACTTGACGTGCTCATCACCCAGCGTGATAGCGGTAACACGATGACCGCTGGTCCAGCCGCTGGCCGTGTACTTGTGCTCCAGGTCGTAAATTGCACCTTTGCTGTCGGCGTGTAGCTGACGCACCCAGCAGCGGTTACCGCTGACTTCAACCAGCAGCGCTGCGGTAGTGTGGTGGAACGCGGCTTTTGCGCCCACGTCGGTCTGGCTGTAGCAGGGCCTGGTGATGGCGCCGGTCGTGTAGCAGCGTTTGGGCTCGCGATTGGCCGGCGCGGCTACCGAGTCAAGCGCCAGCTGCGGGTGGCCGAAGATGGTCCACCGCCGGCCGCCAATGGCCTGCTTGCCGGCCAGTGGAAAAAGGCTTGTTGCCTGTATGCGCACATCGGCGCGAACCTCGATGCCCCCGCCTAGGTAAATGCTTTCGTTGATCAGATAATCATTCACCTGGCGGGTCCAGTATTTGTTGTAAGCCTGGCTGCCGGTATAGAGGCTGACATTTTTGTAATGGACGGGCACCACCATGAGCATTGCCTGTCGGTGCCGTACCACCTGCTGCAGCGCGTTCCAGGCGCTGTGCGCCAGTGGCGAATTGTTGGCTGCGCAGGTCACCACAAAGGTTTGCTGTCCCGCTTTCACCGCAGCGCGTATCTGCTCGGCGTAGGCCGCAGCGGCCACGGTGTCGAAGCTTGCATGCTCTTTGCTTGAATCGTCTCTGTTGGTGGTGCGCCGACCGCAGCCCGAACAGCACCAGCGCTGGGCGCCGGCTGCCGTGTAGCCGCTTCTGTGCATGTCTCGCCCGCAGCACTGCGGAATGTCTTCAGAGATTGACATCACTATCTCCCAATGATCTGGACTGATTTTGCTGGTTGCCAGCGCGGGCACAAAAAAACCCCGGATGTGTTCCGGGGTTCGCTGGTCTGTGCCGCTGGCTGTTACTGGTTTTGCACAACAGCGGCTTGCGTGCTGGCTAGCCCCGGCAAATGCTGCTCACGATGCCGCCAACGGCATCAATCTGCAGTAGCCTGCGGCCGTGCCAGTATTCGTAGCGTTGGCCGACCACGGCGCCGAAGCGGTTCTGCAAGATGACGATGCGATCCGGCTTCGAGCGCTGCAGCACAGCCTCGCTGTCGCCGCGCACAATCAGCTTGCCATTGACGCGCGCGGAGTTGCTGCCGCAGTCCAGTGCCGTAGCCTGCAGGCTGCATAGCAGCAGGCATGTCGTTAATAGTTGTTTCATGGTTTTGCCTCGTCGGATGTTGGCTTGCTAATATTCAGACAGCTAGAGGCTGCAGAGTATCGTAGTCAGTGCTTTCCAAACAGCCAATCGCGTTCATAGTCATCAGCGCACTCGGGGTCGCAGAAGCGCCCCGGCTGTGCCAGCGGCTCGCCACACCAGTGGCAGTGGTCGCTGATTGCCAGCCCCGGTTCGGGCTTGCGGTGGCTGGCCAGCGCGGTACGCTCGCGCTCTGCCAGGTTGTTGGCAATTTCTATTTCATCGGTCATGATTTG